TGCGAGGCGTAGTGGAGGACGACCGCCGACTCACGTCGGTGGCCGACTTCGTGGAGCCCGAGGACGACGCCCAGATCCCCTACGGGATGGCGATCCTGTCCCCGGCAGGCTTCCTCGGCTCCCGCGCTGAGATCGAGCGGGAACTGGACGGCATGGCGTACGCCGTGCGCTCCTTCGCGCTCAAGCAGCCCGACCAGGTCATGCGCGAGTGCGCCGCCTATTCCGCGCGACTTACCGAACTCGCCGTCCTGCTGCACCGGGTCGAGTCCCTGGACCGGCAGTACACCCGGATCCGCACCCAGCAGGTCGAGCGCTGGCTCACGGAACTGGAGCGCCAGTTCAAGGTGGCGTCCCGACTTGTTGAGGTCGCACGCCATGACCTCGAACTGATGCGCTGAGGAGTTTCACGTGGAACAGAATCGGGTGGTCAACGCCTCGGGTCTCCCCGACGACGTGGTGGGGCCAGCGGTCGGTGGGCTGAGCCAGAACATCGGCCGCGAACTCGCCCGGTGGGTGGACGACATGCGTGCCTCTGCGCGCCGGTCGTCCATCTTCGACCGGGCGGGCTACTCGGCCCCCGACAACCCGTACAGCCAGATGGCGGTCGCCCGCCGCGCGGTCAGCACCGACGACATCGTGGCGGGCGTCGCCGACGTGACCGAGGCGCTGGCGTTCCAGGGCGTGCACTGGGAGAGCGCGAACCCGGACATCGCGGACGTGTTCAACCAGATCAACGGCGACCTCAACATGGACGAGGTCATGCGCGTCTGGCACCGCGAGGAGTTCACCTACTCCCAGACCATCATCGGGATGTGGTGGGAGCAGAAGAAGTACACCGTGCGCGGCGAGAGCCCCGACTCCGGGGCCAAGCGGCGCAAGACCTACGACCTGTACGTCCCCACCGGGTTCACCTTCCTCGACCCGCTCAAGGTCGTCCCAGTCGGCACCAACATCTTCGGCGGGGACCGGCTCGCGTGGCAGGCCACCCAGTTCGAGATCCAGCAGGTCCAACTGCTGTCCCAGGGCACCCTGATCGACCCGGTGATGAGCCGGTTCTTCCTCGCGCCCTACATCCCCGACCAGTGGGAGGCCGACCACCTCGCCTCCCTGGGCGTGGACCCGCGTCGCCTCATCGAGTTGAACCCGACCAACGTCTTCCGGCACTCCGTGACCCGCCCGGACTACGAGCGGTTCCCCGACATCCGGCTCAAGGCGGCGTTCGGCCTGCTCGACCTCAAGCAGCAGTTGATGGAGGCCGACCGGGTCAACCTCGTCGGAGCCGCCAACTACATCCTGCTCGTGCGCAAGGGCACCGAGAAGGATCCTGCGCTCCAGCAGGAGGTGGACGCGCTCCAGGAGAACTTCAAGGTCGTCGCGAAGGTGCCGGTCATCATCAGCGACCACCGCCTGGAGATCGACATCATCACCCCGAAGCAGGACATGGTCCTCTCGGCGGAGAAGTACGACACGCTCGACCGACGCATCCTGGCCCGCTGCCTGGGAGCGCTCACGGTCGCGTCCAGCGGCCAGCGCAACGAGACCAGCCTCACCGTGGCGCGCGGGGTGGCCCGGCTCCTGGAGTCGCGCCGTCACATGATGAAGCGCTCGCTGGAGAGCCGGATGGCGAAGGCCATCGTGGAGCACCCGCTGAACGCCTCGCAGTTCAAGAACGAGGAGCCGCCGAACCTGGCCTTCACGCCGCGCAACGTGCAGTTGGACGCCGACAGCCAGGTCGTCCAGGCGGTCATGGCGCTGCGGACCCAGAAGGAACTGTCCCGCGAGTCCATCCTCGAATACTTCGGCTTCGACCAGGAGGTCGAGGCGATGCGCCGGGAGTTTGAGAAGGAGTCCGGGCTGGACGACACCTTCGGCACGGTGGTCCCCTTCACGGCCTCGGGAGCCGATACTCCCAACGGGACGCCTCCCGCCTCGTCGGTCGACGGGGCTAAGGGCGGCAGGCCCACGGGTGGTGGCTCGTCGCCGCAGTCGCCGCAGGCCCAGACGAAGCCGAAGACCGCCAGCGGCAATCCGAAGACAGGGGCATGACGATGGCAACGCCCGTTGAGACCTACACCGAAATCCGTGACCGGATCCGCCCGGTTTGGCCCGATTCCTCCCAAACTTATGAGATGACAACGTCCGTTGACACCTCCATCTCTCCGGCGGATAGCGCAGGACAAGCCGTCGCCGACTCCGCGTTCGTGGTCGAGAACGAGGCCGGTCACCTGTTCGTCACCGGACCCGCCAGCGTCCTGCCCACCGAGAAGGCAGCCCAGTGGGAGCGCGCGTCAAAGGCGAACGACGCCTACCTCTACATCCAGGGCCGCTACGTCGAGGCCGACAACCCGAACCGGAACCTGTCCTACTGGTCCACCGAAGACCTCCAGGTCGGCCAGCCCACCGTCGCGAACGGCCCGCTGAACTGGCTGCACTCCGAGCGCCACATCATCGGCGTGCTCACCGACAGCCACCTCGTCACCGCATCGAAGGAGACGGCGGCGGAGGGCGGGATCGGCACCCACATCGTCGCGATGAGCGCCATGTGGAAGTTCCTGTACCCGGACGAGGCGTCGGTCCTCCAGAAGGCGAGCATGGACAACGCGCTCTGGTACTCGATGGAGTGCGTCTCCGAGACGGTGACCTGCATGGACACCCCCGGCCGCCCCGGCTGCGGGGAGACCTTCCCGTACGAGCGCGTCGTCGCCAAGGATGGTGCGGTGTGCTCGCACATCCGGGAGAAGTCCAGTGTCCGGCGCTACGGCGACCCGACGTTCCTCGGGGCGGCCGTCATCGTGCCGCCCGTCGTGCCGGGCTGGGGGAACGCTGACGCGACAGTCCAGCGGCAGGCTGCGATGACCGTGGAGCGGGAGTCCCTGAGCAACCTGCTGTCCAAGACGGACGCCGAGCGGATGGTTGCGATGGTGCTCCAGTACGCGAACGGGCGTTGACGTGACCTACACGCCGCAGACCTGGTCCGACGCGCCGAGCACGGCGACGCCGATCAGTGCCACCCGGCTGAACTACATGGAAGCCGGGATCGCGAACAACTTCACCCGCCAGACCACCACGGAGATCACCGCGTCCCTGGTGAACCTGGCGAATCAGCAGTCCACCCTCGCTCTGGCGGCGGGCTACCGGATCTACTCGGTGACGGTGGACCGGGCCTGCCGGGTCCGGCTCTACCCGACCACCGGCCAGCGCACCGCCGACCTGGCGCGCAACCCCGGCACCGACCCGGTCGGCGACGCGGGCGTCATCATGGATCTGGTGTTCACGGCGGCCGGTACGTTGACCCTGTCACCGACCGTTGACGGCTTCGTCTCCTCGGGCGCGAACGCCCTGTACACGATCCAGAACCGTTCCGGTTCGACCTCGACCGTCCAGGTCGACTTCCTGTGGGTGAGGACCGAATGAGCAAGGCCACCGTCACGCTGCTGCTGGATCACTCCACGGATGCGAAGTTCCGCGTCTGGGGCCAGCAGATGAAGACCTTCCTCGGAACTACCATCGGCCTCACCCAGACGGCCGACACCGGTCAGGCCGACTGGACGACCGCCGTGCGCCCCGGCACCAACACGGTGACGCCGTACGAGATCTACCGGCTCAACGACGCCGCCCAGTCCACGCGCCCCCTGTTCATGAAGTTCAAGTACGGCACGGCGGCCGTCACCGACCGCGCGTGGCTGACCATCGACTACGGCGAGGGGTCCGATGGTGCTGGGAACCTGACCGGTGCGACATGGGCTGGCCTGGACGTGTTCTACGAGAACAGCAGCAGCACCGCCACCACCATCGACCTGCTGATGAACTGGAACGCCACCACCGGGTACTTCGGCTGGACCACGATGAACGCCGTCGCGGTCGGTCCCCGGTACTACATGATGAACTCCTTCGAGCGGCTGCGCGCCTTGACCGGTGCCCCCACGACCCGAGGCTTCGCTGTCACGTACGCCACCACCTCGCCGTCGTACCAGTACCGCACGATGGTCGCGGGCTCGTTCTCCTCCGACACCGGCAACACGATCCCGCTGTTCTGGCCCCAGCGCTCCCAGGGCGCGTCCTCGGCGGGCGGCACGTTCATCTCCGGCCTCACCCCACTCACGGGCGACGGGACGCACGGTCCCCTGGAGCGGACCCTCGGGTTCTGCGGCGTCGGGTACGGCGAGTTCTCCGGGGGCGACCAGTTCACGATCACCCGGTGGGACGGCAGCACGCACACGTACCTGTGCACGTACACCTACGGGTCGGCGAACCAGAACGGCAACACGGTGGAGACGAACTGCCGCCACGCCATCTGGTGGGAGTAGCCGGTGTCGTACGCATCTGAGGTGCTTGCCGACTCTCCGCTGGGGTTCTGGACCCTGTCGGAGACTTCGGGCACCTTCGCGGACCAGGGCTCCGGGGCCAGCGCGGGCACCCTCACCGGGACTGCGAACGCTCGGGGCATCGACACGCCACTGGGGACGGCCACGGGGATCGACCTGCCCAACACCGCATGGATCGACGTGGGGACCACGCTGAATGGGTCGATCTTCACGATGGAGATCCTGTACCGGACCGTGAAGACCGGGAACGTCATCTTCGCCGACTCCCGCAACGGGGCCACGGGCGGCTTCTACATCGGGCTCAAGGACCAGGCGTTCAACCCCGGTGACGGCTACCCGGAGACGGGCTGGACCTCCAGCACCGCGTACATCGGTCGCCGTGTCACCTACGCCTCCCACAACAACAACTGGTACCACATGGTCGGGGTGTGGAACGGCGGCGGCGGGGTGGCATCGACGCAGTTCAAGGTCTACCTCAACGGCGCTCAGCGCGACGACACGGCCCAGTCCACCGGGGCTGCCACTGCCCCGATGGCGTCTGCCGCCATCCGCATCGGCGGATCCAGGGACTGGACCCAGTCGGCGGGCAGCATCCAGATCGCCGGGTTCGCCGTCTACTCGTCGGCACTCAGCGCAGGCCGGATCGCGGCCCACGCGCTGGCAGCCATCCCGCGCGTCGCCCAGGAGACCATCGGTGACGCCTACGGGACTCAGCAGACTCCCTTCACGGCGTACGGCGAGAGCACTGCGGCCCCGCTCACTCCGCCCACGACCGGTCAGATCTGGCCTCGTTCCAACTGGGCATGACGCCAACGGACGTTGTCATCTCCGTTTCCGCCTGAAACAGCCGATGTAGACCCATGAGGGTCGGCGTCCGTCCGACTCTCCTTCCACCCGAAGGAGGGAAGATGACGACGAGCACCACCACCGCCCCGGTCGAGGAGCGGAAGATGACGGAGACCGAGGCTTACGCCATCGCCGCCGACCGAGTCGTGCGAGAGACGGCCGAACTCACCTCTGAGGTCACCCGGCTCAAGGCCGAGATGACCGAACTCCAGAGCAAGTTCGACGTGGAGGTGTCCACTCGCACTGCGGCGGAGGCCGCTCGCGACGAGGCCATCAAGAAGCACGACGACTTCGTGGCCGACCTGGAGTCGCAGCGTGAGGCTGCGTCCAAGAAGGACGACCGCATCGCCAAGATCCGCGAGGCCGCCTCGCACCTCAAGGACGAGTTCTTCGCCGACGAGGCCCGCGTGGGCCGGATCACCGCGATGGACGACGCCCAGTTCGACGGCTACCTCGCGGACCTCCGTGAGACCGCCGCTCTCGCGCCGAAGGCTCCGGCCGCTGGCGCTCCCCGCGAGACCGCGATGAGCGGCTCGTCCGTCACTGGTGGCGAAGGCAAGGTGGCTCCGGCCGCCAGCGGCTTCCTCCTCGGTGCTTTCTCGAAGGAGGCGTGACGCACGATGGCATCTGACTACGGTCTCAACTTCGGCTTCCGCCGCAGCGACGAGTCTGTCTCGGTGCGCGAGGGTCGCTTCAAGACCCCTGCGGGATCGACCCTCAAGCAGGGCACGATGGTCGAGATCGACCCGGCTTCGGCGGGCTACCTCAAGGCATCGGCGACGAACGTCGCGATGGTCACCGGCTTCCACGGCCTCCTGGTCCAGGAGGAGGTCCACATCCGGAGCATCTACGAGCAGCCCCAGACCGACTCCTACGACCTCACCGTGTGCCGGGCGAACAAGTTGTCCGTCATCTGGGGCGGCGCTGGCGTCAAGTTCTGGCTCCAGAACACCGCGTCCGTGACCCGCGCCGATGGCCGCGTCACCGCCGCCGTCACGATGGTCGACCTGACGACGGGCTCGCCCGCCGTGGGTGACACCCTCTCGTGGAACGGCACGGTCTTCACCAAGACCGGCAACTCGTCCACCACCAACGTAGTCGCGAAGATCACCGCCATCAGCGGTACTACGTACTGCGAAGCCATCCTCATCAACTGAAAGGAGTGACTGACATGACGAATCTGACTCAGGGCGTGATCAAGGCCAGTGCCAGCATCGACGCTTTCGGTCGCCCCTCTCAGGAGGCGCGTGCCGAGTACGAGCGGCTCAAGGCGGCACTGAACCAGGAGGCCAAGGACAACTGGGAGAACGACAAGTGGCACCGCGAGGTCGCCCAGGTCATCTCCTCGAACCTCGACTACGGCTTCGAGTTCTCCAACCTGTTCCCGACCTACTTCCAGGTCGAGACGGTCGGGGAGTTCGACGTCGTCTCCGTCGAGGAGACCCGTGGCCTCAAGGTGTTCTACACCTCGCGCGGTGGCTACATCGACGAGTCGCAGATCAACACCCAGCGCTGGGAACTCCCGCGTGACACCATCGGCTTCCACGTCTCGGAGCACGATGACAAGTTGCGCGCGAACTTCGCGACCACCATCGAGCGCCTCGTCGGGCTCGCCGGTTCGCGGATGGACGCGGAGGTCAACCGCCGCATGTTCACCCTGCTCCAGGCGGCGATCCCGAACTCGGGCTCCTCGTACTACGTCAACGCCACGTCGGGCATCACGAAGGCCCAGATCGACCAGTCGATCCGCGACGTGAACGACGCCATCAAGCCGAACGGTGCCGGTCCCATCCCGGTCACCATCATCGGCCGCGCGGCGACCATCGACGCGATGAGCAACGTGCTCACGCAGGTCGCCAACCAGTACGACTCGGGCGCGTCGGCCGAGATCCGGGCGAAGGGCTACCTCGGTTCGTACCGTGGTGCCAACGTCGTCCGCGTCTCGAACTACACCGACGAGACCGGCACCTCGTACATCCCCGCGAACGAACTGTGGGTCTTCGGCGGAACGGTCGGCAAGTTCGCCTACTACGGCGGGATGCAGACCAAGACGTGGGAGGAGAACACGGTGGACTACCGGCACTACCGTGGCCGCAAGGACATCGGTGGCCTCATCCACCACCCGGAGCAGGCTCGTCGCATCGTGGACGGCACCATCACTCCGTGATGACGCTCTGAACGCAAGAAGCCCCCTCCCTGGTTCAGACCGGGAGGGGGCTTCTTGCGCGTGCGGCCCGCGCGTCCTAGGAAGCGGGCTGCATGGGCGAGCCTACCTTCTCCTTGACCAAGATGTGGTCTACTCTGGCGGCATGACCGAGACCAGTGAGGCCAAGAACGTCATGACTCGCCCCGGCGAGGAGGTCTGGGAGACCACCGTCGAGGGCATGACCTGGCTCCAGATCGCTGACGGCCGTGGTGGCGTCCGCGACATCTCCATCGGCGGGACCGTGGGCCAGCGCCTGCGGATCATGACCGAGGACCGGATCATCAACCAGGAGGTCTGCGTCAACAAGGACCAGGATCCGTTCACCAACGGCTCCCTGGTCCGCATCGACGCCGACCAGAATGAGGACCCGGACACCGCCAGC